TCATTTGGCATTGACGTCGACCGTGTGTTGCATACTCCAATTACCAACGTAGAAGAACTTAAGTTTGATTTGGTTAGTCAACTAGAAGAAATTACTCGTGAAGATAAAGTCATTATTGTTATAGACTCTATTGGTAACCTAGCATCTAAGAAAGAATTAGATGATGCTATTAACGAGAAATCAGTTGCTGATATGTCCCGTGCAAAAGCACTGAAGGGTTTATTCCGTATGTCAACTCCGTATTTGACTATGAAAGATATTCCAATGCTCGCGGTCAATCACACGTATCAAGAAATTGGTTTGTTCCCTAAGGCAATTGTTTCGGGTGGTACTGGTATCTACTATTCAGCTGATACAATTTGGATCCTTGGTCGACGTCAAAACAAGAAGGGTACAGAAGTAACTGGTTATGACTTTGTAATCAATGTTGAAAAGTCAAGATTCGTAAAAGAAAAATCAAAGGTTCCTGTTACAGTTTCTTGGGAAGGTGGCGTAGAAAAGTATTCAGGTCTACTTGAGGTTGGTTTGGCTGGTGGTTATGTACAAAAGCCAAGTAACGGTTGGTACGAATCAATTAATCCAGCTACAGGTGAATTGCTCGTAACAAATAAGGTTCGCGAAGCAGATACTCTAAATGAATCATTCTGGCTACCAATCTTTGAAAAGACAGACTTCAAAGAATTTGTTAAGAGACACTACACCATTGGTTATAAATCTGAAATTGATAATGCATTGCTAGAGGGTGTACTTTTAGGCGAAGATGATGTATAATATAACTAAGTACGATTACGAAAGAATCTCATTCAAAGAAAACTCTGATCATGATTCTTTCAAAATTTTAACTGGGCAATTTAGTGGAACTATTGTAACATATGGTCGGTTATCACTGGAAGAAATTAAGGATGATGATACTGACGCGCTAGTGGGCAAACTCTCTTTCGAATACGAAATTGAAAAAAGCCCGATGGAAGAATCAGAGTTGAAAGAAAGCCCTGCATTTGAAAACTATCTTGGTGATATGTTAACGCGTATCATTCAAACATCATTTGATGACGGAAACTATAAAATTGGTGAATAATGGATCCTAATATTCAGACTACGGTATTACGCAATCTCGTTAATAACGACTCGTACACTAGGAAGGTTATTCCTTTCTTAAAGAAGGAATACTTCGAAGATGTGCATAAAGATATATTCGATCAAATTGTAAATTATGTTAGTAAGTATAATAAACTTCCGACAGGTGAAGCACTAGGCATTGAGCTTGAATCTGCAAATTTAACTGATGGGCAATATCAACAATGTATTTCAGTCGTGCAGGAAATCTCTAGAACTGAAAATACTGATATTGAATGGCTTATCGATCAGACTGAGAAGTGGTGTCAAGATCGTGCAATCCATATTGCTATCATGAAATCGATTGGCATTCTTGATGGTAAAGACAAAGAGCTTACCAAAAATGCACTGCCAGATCTTTTGACCGAAGCTTTATCTGTTGCGTTTGATACTAATATCGGTCATGATTACCTAAATGATTATGATAGCCGATATGAATTCTATCACAGACAAGAAGAACGTATTCCTTTTGACCTAGATTATTTTAATCAGATTACAAAAGGCGGACTGCCTAAGAAAACACTTAACATTGCACTTGCTGGTACTGGCGTGGGCAAGTCTTTGTTTATGTGTCACGTTGCTGGATCTGTAATCTCTCAGGGAAAGAATGCTTTATACATTACCATGGAAATGGCAGAAGAACGTATTGCAGAACGTATCGATGCAAACTTAATGAATGTGCCTATTGATCAGTTAGCAAATTTGTCGAAAGATATGTTTGGTAGCAAGGTTGCACAGATTGCTAATAGAGCACATGGCAAATTGGTTATTAAAGAATACCCAACTGCTTCAGCTCATTGTGGGCATTTCCGTGGTTTGTTAAAGGAACTCAAGCTTAAGAAAAACTTTGAACCTGATATTATCTTTATTGACTATCTCAATATTTGCGCATCTTCAAGAATGAAAGGAATGGGCGGTGCAATCAACTCTTACTCATACATCAAAGCAATTGCCGAAGAAATACGTGGCCTTGCTGTCGAATTTAACGTACCAATCGTATCTGCAACTCAAACAACAAGAAGTGGATACTCCAACTCCGATGTCGGACTTGAAGACACCTCCGAATCATTCGGTTTGCCGGCTACTGCAGACTTAATGTTTGCGTTAATTTCTAATGAAGAGCTTGATGCTTTGAATCAAATCTTAGTTAAGCAATTAAAGAATAGATATAATGACCCATCATCAAATAAACGATTTGTGATTGGTGTTGATCGTAGTAAAATGAAATTATATGATGTTGAACCAAACGCTCAAAATATTATTGATTCAGGCCAACAGTCTTCAATGATTCCTTCTACTGCAAACGTTAGAAACTTCTCAGAATTTAAGGTATAAAATGAAAGTAAAGTTAATTAGTTACAGCAGACCATCACGTGATATGGTCGATGAAGGATTGATGGATGTAGAA